GTCCCGGAACGCAATAAAGAGCCGATAATTAACAACCCCATTCAAGTAGACGACAACATCATCTTCCGATGATCAACACCATCTCGAGGAAAGTATTGTGTGTTCTGGTCGTCGGGATGAACGGTTCGGGTAAACAGGTCAAAATAATTACTCCATTCAACTGGACACAACCCTTGCAAGTAAGGTAAAATAATGGGTGTGGAGTCAGTTTTATTCTTCAAATAATTTTCTATCTTCAATTGAACACTGACTTCTATTCCATAGAGTTTCGATATCAAAGTGCGGGACCTGCTCCCAGGAGGGCGGACAACAATATTATGCTCATCTTTATATGCTTCAATTAACTGTTCACGTTCCCACTGATTCATAGGTGATTGGTAAACGTGCTTCTTCATTTCATCTCTCCTTACATGTCTAGTGACTCGGAGTCCGTATTGTGCTAGTTCGGAAATAATTGGGCAACCAGGATATTGATGAGCCAATGATAAGGATTTTGAACGCAACAATACGTCTAATTTCCTTTTTTTGGCGTTAGCATACCTTGATGGTCCCCAACCAAAATCAACCAACACTTCCAACGGATTAGTTAATGTAAGCTTGTCCTCCGAATCGAAGATTATTCCACAAAAAGACGCTGTTTCCATTGAATCATGGCACTCGATTTTTATCGTCAATCCTAGCTCAGCAAAATCATTAGCACCGAGTTTAGCCGTGGTCCTCATGAGTCCATCGTCTCCTTCAATCACAATCTTCAAATCCGGATCCCCCCTCTCCGCCGCTATAAAACTGGCAAACATCAAATTAGAAAATCCATTGCCTAATGATGTATTCATTTCTCCTGACATTCTTGCACATGGGATTTTCGCATCAAAAAATTTGAATTGGCAAAAGCGGTCATTGCGCAACACATTGAGCCCCCTAACGAACTCTTTATGCTCTGGTAAATATTTGGTCATGTAATTATAGAGAATCATTTCACAATCATCCATCATGGTTTGTGTGAATTGTGATTCATAGGCAGTGTAATCTGTGGCGTAAACTGCGCCTTCTCCTTTCAAATAATCAAATATATACTGCGGCCTGTCTCGAACAGGAATGTGTTTGATGAATTGTGGTAATTCATATATTTTTTCTTCAATGACTCTGAAAAATGGGCCAATCATGCACTTATATTCGTCCGTGGTTGAGTAAATGCCTCTCGGTTTCTTGTAACTAGGGTATCTTTCGTCTTTAAGGAAGCATTTGACTCTTTGATGTTTGGTGTCATTTCTGTTGGTGATGTTCTCATATTTCTGTTTCAATTGATCCTTGCGCCATCTCGGATATGGACATTTTTCAATCCATGTCTCAAAGCTGGTGTCTGTATCTGCAGGCAGCGGGGTTAAATTTTTCTTGCAGAATTCGCCAACAAAAATTTTAAATTTCTTTCTTAGTGACTCGTTCGGTTCTGGGTGTTTCATTGCGATGCGTTTTAAAACGCCCGCAATCATTGTGTCAGTATCACTCAAATCAGCATGTGGTTGTGCACAACCCTCCACGTGCGGACCCAAAGATATTGCAATGGGTTTTTGTTCACACGGAGAGTCCCGAATTTCACGGAAAACCACCCCTTCTTTTGGGGTGGACATTGGACCTGTATCCACGTTGCTAATTCGGTATCCGTACTGACACACTCTCAGATCACGGGCTAATGAAAATCCTGGCGCGACCAACGCCTTACGGCGTCGCACCAGAATACACGCACCAATTCATACGTTCCGTGAGTCACTCTTTCCATTATTGCTGTGGATTTGGAGAAATTAACATCCACCTTGCTACGGAATTTCTGTTCCAAGCGCATCCTGAACAATTCAGGGTCCGGTCCTATCCCGAAAATGTCGTGAGAACTACTCTCCAAAAATAGTCCTAAACTGCACGTATAAACGACTGGTTTAGATTTTTCACCCTCAAATTTACTGAGGGTTTGCTGATTGGTCCAGCCGTTGGTGTCAGTTCTAATTTTCGACACTTTACTTGTGCGGATTTGATATCGCACCTTCCATTCGGGAGTTTTGAGTTGTATGTGAGCAACCTCAGTTGTCCGCATGTCAACGGACAAATCGTTACTGAATTCAGTGTGTAATACTGTAACTTCATGTAACCAGTAATCATCTCTAATTGTAAATGGCAATAATTTACAGAGCCAGTGACGGATCACACTAGGCACTTTAGCCACTGTATTCAAAAATTGTCTGAACCATTTGAAATTGTGCGAGGCCTGTACCGCGCACAACAGATAAAAGTACCAGTCCAGATTGAGATAACATATTACTGCGAAGATCGTCATCACAAACATACGGAGGTTGGGGTAATGATGGTGAGCATACCTGTCATATCGTTCAAACAGTTTGAAGAATACGACGACAACTGTCGCGATCAATTTTTTAATGTAACTGCTGAACATGAATTTCAACACGGTGGAAAATGTGCTGTATGTCCACTTAATAATTATTCCTTTTTTATACACCGATGCGAAACAAAACAAAAATATAATACAAAACAATGCTCCGCAAACCAAGAACAAGCTGGTGTCTTTGATTTTGGCTGTTTCCTTGAGCCAAATGGTTGATTTTGGTTTTTCGTATTCTTTGGCGTCAGGGTCAAATCCACCATAATTTGTTAAAATTTTATATACATCGATGAATTTTTTGTTGACCTGAAGTAGCCTTGCTTGTTCTTTCTGCTCCTGCGCCTGACGTTTAGCTTCTTCAATTTCCTCTTTGCTAAGTTTAGGCGTAGAGCATTCCTCCTTTATTGTGGTTTCGCGCTCGCGTAGCGCATCAAGTGAACCTTTCGCTTGGTCAGCCATTTCGACTAAACCTTGCTTCAAATGATTAGGAGCACTCTGTTTTCTCCTAAAACCACTAGGTCCCTTATTGGGACAATGTTTTGCTATGTGACCAGTTCGTTGACAAATGTGACATTTACGTGCTCCATGGATGGACCCCTGACGGGCGTCGACCTGTTTTTCCCCTGATTTAGGAGCGAGTTGAATGAAAGTTTGGCTGGTGCTTGGCACGGGCTCTCTCTCTTTATTCTTAAACGGTGTTGGTTTATCTGTCATGTTTGTTTGAATGCAGGTATAATCCCCTAGCTGGATTTGAGACCTTAGAGTCCTCAACTCTTCGACTATTTTGATATTGCAAAACAACTTGGCTTCCGGGCGCCAATGGCCCTCAACGATTAAGGCATTTCAATCGTAGCAACTATCGTATGCGACACGAGAAC